TTTGCCAAGCGTCAGTGGCCACAGACAATATCGCCGCTGTCCAATAAAAAACTCTCGCGGCCGAGCCATGACCGCGTCCGCGAGAGTTTCATTCAATTCAGTTTCTGAAAGCATTTTTATGTGTCAAGTTTGACAACTGTCAATCATTCGGTCTTCGCTGCATCTGCGGTCGGGTCGGTGATAACCTCCCACTTCACGGTGTTGCCCTCGGAGGGTTTGAGAGCATCGATGGTATACTTCCAGCGACCACCGTCCGACATATTCAGAGAGTCCTCGCACGACACGATGCAACGGTCGACGCGGATACCCTCGACCTTGGCATTCTCGGGCTGGCAGAGATACTGATACTCGCCCTCGATGACACCATCGTTATCCTCGATAGGTTTCTTGCGCGGAGTGCCATCCTCGTTACCCTGTCGGACTTCGAAGACTACCTGGTGCTTGTTTTTCTTGTACTTCACGGCCTCGGTCTCGCCACCCTCGATGAGAGCCTCCTGCTTATCACCCTTTGTCGGGGTGAGCTGAAGAGTGCCGTCAACCGGAGTATAGAGCGCGATAGCCTTTGTCTTATCCGGCTTGCCGTTGACGAGAGGCAGGAGCCAATGCTTGTTTTTACCCCATGCTAATTCCATAGTTCTATCTATTTGTTTTTAGAGATGATTATTCGTTACAGTATTGATACAATACCTTATTGTTTATCATATGCTCATTGAGTCCGGCCACATCATACGTCTTCTGCTCAGCCAGCGTGATTCTGAATCCATCGACATTCCCTGCATTGAGCACTTCATATGCCAGTCGGCTCAACTCGGCAAGCCGCAGGCTATTCTCCTCGTAGGCCTCGCCACGCATCACATCCGACACGTAGATATTGACATTGACGTAGACTTCCTGCGATTGACCAATCATGACCGACGACAACACCGACACCACCACATCCTCCAACCTTGACCCTGCATGTCGTCCGGTCTTGGAGACGGTGCCGCTTATTGTCTTGGCCAACGCCGATGATTTGAGCAGACGCCAAATGTCGGTCTTTATCTCATGTTCTGTCTTCATAGTGCAGCTATGCGGGTCTGTGCGCGGTTCTTTGCCATACGCAGATATTCATCAATCTTGGATTTCGCCCAAAGCTCGGTCGATGCGAGCACATCCTTGTTGTCACGCGCCTCGACATAATCAGCATAATCCATTCCGGCCACCACTACAAGGGCGTAGGTCTCTGAGAACTTCGAAGCAAGCCTGTCAATCATCTGCTGGCCGGCCTGTGTACCGAGCGCACCATTCATGACAGGCTCAAAAGCCGACTGGATAACCTTGCGGCCCTCGCCGAATATGGCATATCCTATCGAAGAGCGGAGATTGTCCGTCTGGTCAAACCAGCTGGCGAGGCCATCGCGATCGCGCACCATCCTCACACACTGCTCACCCAAATAGGCAAGCGACCTGAAGATTTCCTCTTCAAGAATCCGCGCGGCATTGTTGAGATATGCCGTCAATTCGGCTGCCGAAGATGTGCACTCTATACCCAAATCTTGCTCTGTAACTGCCAGCGGTGAAACCCCTTGACTTGAAACTCACGCACCATGCCGTCGGCATTGAGCCTCACACGCTCGCCGACCTTAAACTCACGGCAATCCGGCGCGAGCCGACCGACGGTGAATGAATAAGTAGCCGTGCTGCCATCATCATATGTAATGACGTTGGCCTGCCCTGCCGGGACTGCATGACACTTCATCGGAGCACTCCATTCATCCGAGCCCTCATGCCAATCGCCATTCTCATCCTCATATCCGTCAGATACAGAAATGAGATAGCTCAGCTCATGCGGTGTGAAATCAATAACTGACATATGGTGACTCAGAAAGGATTATCATTACCAACCACCGAAGCATACGGATGCCTCACCATACAGCTGTTCATCTTCGCCTATCGCACGATAGTATGAATTTGCTCGTTTGATAAGCAAATTTGGATCAGCTCGGCTCACAGATATATCTGATTCTGAAAATGACGTAGGCGCAGTAGTAGCCAGCGATATCAGACAATCAGCTAAAGCACCTTTGAATCCATTGCTAATAGACACCTCAGATGTGTAGGGTTCATCGCTATCGAGTCCTCGTGCGATAAGTTTATTTTCTACCAATCCTTTATCTATCGGATAGCCTATTTCATCTATAAGTGCTTTAGCGATTGTCTTTGCCATTGGTTACTCAGTTACAGTTGTCGTCTTTTTCGCAGCAGCTCGAGATGCCGCAGCAGGCGCCGCAGCAACAGTCGCGACTTCTGCATTTTCATCAGCACGCATTGCCGCATCATCTTCAATAGTGGTATCCTGATAGTAGATACTATCTACATTCTCGATGACTGTCAATGCGAGCATCTGCCCGGCAGTGGTCTCTGTCAAGGGGTCAGTTGTGCGGAAAGTCGAGATGAGCTTCATCTCATCAACAGTGGAATAAACCACACCACTTACAGGAGCTGTTTTCTCTGCGAGATTGCCCCATACAAGGCTTCCAACCATATCAGTGGTCAGATAAATCACGCGATTCTCACTCCAAGGTTTATACGGAACTCTCTTGCCGTTTTTCTCAGAGTAAACAGTGCGATTGACACGCTCAATCTTGACGCCTCCATACTGGTCAGCAAAAGCTTCATCAAATCGCGAAGCGGTAGGCACCGGGAGTGAGGTGCTATCATTAAAGACCTGACCATTATAGTTAGCGACCAATTCTTTAGCGCCTTTGGTCTGTCGGAGCTTGCGATACTTGATATCCGACATCATGATTTTAGTGATTGTATCACCCTGCTGTGAAGCATAGTCAATCACCTTCTCGATATCATCAAGTGTCAGCTCATCCTTTGTAGCGACTCCGAATCCGTTTTTCTTCAGATAGCCGAAGTTGATACGCAGAGCCGTACCTACATTATTCTTATCTTCGACCGCTACCACGCCTTCTGAAAGACCGGAAAGGAAGCATGCCTCATTGGATTCATCAAGACCAACTGCACATGCAACAGGAGCATTTGCGAGTTTAGTCGCAATCTGAGTCCATTCAGTGCCATTAGCCTTCATGATATTGATAGTGTTGATGTCGCTCTCCTCCATCTCCTTTTTCATGCCATGTTTAGGAAGCGTGCCGGACGCTACGGCAATTGAATCTCTTCGCTTGATAGGAAGAGGAGAATTAAGAGATACGATGTCAGCTTTTACATAAGTAGTATCCACCGATGCGGAAGTCCACTTCTGGTCAGCTGAGTATACTTTGCGAAGCATGGTCTTGTGGAGATATGTGCGCTGTTTCCCTCCATTTACTGAGCCACGCTCCTTTTCTACGATATTTTGCAGCTTTGGAAAGATACGTTCCGAAAGGTCTGCGAATTGCGATGCAATCATGTCTTTAGGATGAGATTAGTCGTGCATGAAATAGAGTGACGGAAGAGCCGCTTTAAGAGCTGCCTTAATTGGCTCGATAGAATACGGCAGTGCTTTGTCGTTGATTTCCCCATCATACTGAATTGATGCACAGGGATTCTTCTTAACGACTGTACGCACAAGGCATCCAGCATACTCGTAACCATCGGGCAAAGCGGCGAAATTCCCATCTTCTACGGGATTAGGCTTATACTCTGTGACTCCATCTGTCTCTTTCTTGATGATAATGTGGCCACCTTTAACCACATTCTCAGCCCAGTCGGAAAGGTCGAGAACAGCACCACCTATGATACGCCCTCCCTTTCTACGAATCAAGATAGAATCAAGCCCGGACGAAAACTCTTCGATTTCATTTGCAAGATTGGCATTTGCCATAATTTCTCTTGATTAAATGATGAATGATTTAGAGGTTAGCTACAATCGCGTCAATTTCAGCATCTGTAACCTCCTCCATTTTACTCTCTTGCTTACCATCAGTCTTGCCTCCGGGAGGATTGCCCGCTTTAGACAATCCAGCATCAGCTCGCTCTTGATTGTAAGCTTTTAAATCATCTTCGACACCTGAATAGAAATCTTCGAAATCATCGTCATTATCAAATTTTGCTTTAGCAAAACTTCTCATGGCAGCTTTCCCGAATGAGCCTGTATCTTTCAACAGTTTTTCCATTTTAGAGCGGCGGGTATCAGCAATCTTTTCACCTTTCAAAGCTTCAAATTTTGCTTCCTGCTCTTCACGGAATTTTTTGAACCATGCAGGCTCTTCATCTTTTTTCGATGCCCGAGATGATTTAACCGGACGGTTGCGATGAACCGATGAATCGTCGTCATCATTTGATGCTTCGTCATCCTCATCTTCATCACCATCCTTTTGGAGACCTTTCTTCCATTCGCTATGCAATTCATTTGCTTGCGACTGGATAAGGGCGAGGTACGGCAGGGAATCCTCGATAGCTTCATCTACCTTGGCATTAATATCGTCCTCTGAAGCATTCTCATCTATATCGTCAAGTTTGCCGGCTATCTTGGCTGCGACACTCTTAAACACTTTTCTGGTGAACCCGAACTGCTTCACTTTCGGTTTCAGCCTACTCTGAACTCGTTCCTTGATATTCATAGTTTAGATTATATACCATCGCGCTATTCAACGATGTCGCCACAAAGATAATAGCATTTTTATTACAATCACTATTTTTGGCAATAAAATATTAAAAATTTTCTCTATGATTAATAAACAGTTAGCGCAAAATCCTTGATTTTACAGAAATTTTTCTTGTGTAAAATTTTGCTATTTCAAAATAATCCATTAAATTTGCAATGTGATTTTAAAACAAACACATATAACGCATATGAACTTTAACAAAAATATAGACGGATTTAAAAGCGGCGACCTTTTCGCAATATGCTGCGAATTTGAAGCTACAATCGAATACCTCAAGCCTACCGAAGAACTGAAGAGCATGACATTTGACGATATGGTCAGATATATGCTCTCTGAAGAAATGTATCAGGAGTATGTTGAAGAAACAGGGTCAGAAGAGACATACGAGAATTACAAAGCTATTCGCCAATACGTCGCAAATGACAAGAGCGATTATTTCAAAAAATTAATCCAACGCTGAAACGCCATGACACAGCTGACACTTACTCCGGCACAAGATTATGCAATCCGCATGATAAATGCTCTTGATGAGCTCATCGACAATCCGACTGATACCGGCTGGAGCGATGAAGTACTGATGTTTATCCTCGAACGCCCCAAGACGCTGCGCAGTGCACTATCAGCGTATCTCAATAAATCAATGAACGACCAACGCAATAGAGCAATCATGCGTCAAAGAAACATCCCTGTATATAAACCTATATAACACCTCGCGAAAATGAACGAATCTTACAACCTCGCCAGAGCTATTTTTGGCAATAAAATCGAGTCACTGAGAGACGATGTCGAAGCAGCATATATGGAAGCATCCGAAGCCGTAGAAGAGTTGTCAACGGCAATATACTACTGCGATGCTTTCTCATATTTGGATAGCATAAAAGCTGCTGAACTGGCAGAACTAATAATAACCGAATAACTGCCTCACGGCATCTCTCTCCTCAGAAATCAAAAGTATCATCCAAACAATTAGAAGCTATGAAACGTGAACAAATCATCAACAAGATAAAAGAAGTAACGGCACGTCTGACCGCCGCCGAAATCGAGGTCTGCACATGTCACGACATATACCCCAAATGTTGGGCGGAATCAACCCACGGCAGCTTTAGGACTCCGGCAATGCGCCCCACTGAGCTATTAGCCTACGTTAACGGCATGGCGGCAGCCCTCAACAAATATGTATCAACCGAATAAAACAAACGCGAAAATGAACGAATACACGCCGAATCTATTTGAAAACCGAGTAAAGGCATTACGCAACATCGCCGCCAACTTCTTAGACGCTTATAAGCGACAAATAACCGCTCCGGAAACTTTGCCACCCGGCGAAGTGGAGCGTCAGGCGAAAATGCTTAAAAGCTCGCTTGAAGTGGTTTATAAGCATTTGGATGAAATAATATAATAACCGCCCCACGGCACAAAGAGAATGAAGATGAAATACATGGCAACAACACAAGCACCTCTCATAACCCAATATGAAGAAATGAAAAAGAAGCATCCGGATGCAATCCTGCTTTTCCGCGTAGGCGATTTCTATGAGACTTTCTGCGATGATGCAGTGGCAGTAAGCGAGATTCTCGGCGTCACTCTTACACGACGCAGTTACGACAAAGCGAAATCAATGGAGCTTACCGTATTTCCTCACCATGCACTCGACACTTACTTGCCGAAGCTTGTGAGAGCCGGCAAACGTGTTGCTATATGCGAGCAGCTGGAAAACCCTAAGATTGCAAAGAATACCCCCCAATTGCCAAGCGGACAAGAAAAGCGTCCAAACGGACTGATTATCGGAAGAAAAGAACGTCTGGACAGCCTTGAAATAAATACTACTGACGGTCGATTTATGATTCATAAGGACCGTGTTGGAATCTTCATCCAAGGCATCAATACCGGAGACTGGTTCTTTGCTCCACTCATTTTGTCTCCCGAAGATGAGGCAAGATATAAGCTCTATACTCAATTGAGCTGGAAATATTCAGAATGGATTTGGGTAGACGAATATGGCGAAGATGAAGATTTGGTACAGTACTACAAAGAGCTCAAGGAACTCTATTCTAAATTCGTAACTAAATACGGCTATCTCAACTCACCGCTAAATGCTGCTTTCATTCAGAAGGACGCTTACTCAGATAACCTCGAAATCTTGGAAAGAGAGATTCTGGACACAAACGGAGATAAAACCTATACCCGTGGCAGAGGCTTCGATGAAATTGAAAAGCGAGTAAAGGAGATAATCAATCCGCAAATTGACTTCTCCTCGCTATTCTCACTTCTAACACTGATGCAAGTTGCAATCGGGCAACTGTATAAACTTGCAGAAATTCGTCAGAAGACCGCCGAAATACGCGCATTGGCGCATGACTTAAGGATTTCTCCACGCATAGCATTCAAAGCCTGCTATGACGAGATAGTAAAAATTCCAATGAAATCATTATTTGACACCATCTAAAATAACACTATTATGGAAACTACTCTTGAAAACAAGTTTCTGTCGTTTGATACTGCCAAGGTTCAAACGCTGACGCTCGACCAACTCGAGCGAACGCAGCTGGAAAAAGATGTCTACGGCAAACCTCTTCGAGGCATCTATCACTTCATGCTCATCAATGAGATAATCAATCTATGTCGCGAAGCTAACTATGACGTGGAACTATATGACCTCTTCGCGGCTCAGAATAAGGAGCGTCAGACTCCCGGAGTGGTCATTATCCCCGAAATAGAGGCTCGCTATGGCGAACGCGCAGTGGAAGCACACCTCCTGCGCAGGGTGTTCGCAAACATCCGACTCACGGACTTCGATGATGACGCCCATACTACCAATCTTGCCGTAGCTTTTCATCAGAAAGGAATACAGGTAGGATTCGGCAATATGGTCAAAGTATGCCACAATCAGTGTATGCTGGGCGCCAACCAATATATCGCTACATATAGCGATAAAGGGAATGGTCGACGAGCTAAAGAGGATAAAATCGAGATACCTCAGATTCTTGATGCTGTAAAATCATGGCTCTTCGATGCTCGACATATCATCGTTACCGAGCGTGAGAAAATTACAAAGATGCAGGAACTCGAAGTATCAGCTGACCAGATGTTCCGACTTATCGGGCTGCTAACTGCCCTCCGCATCAAAAGCGACACTAATATCAAAGCGCTTCGTGAGAACCGGACATATCCCCTCAATCAAGCCCAGATATGCCAGCTGACTGAAGCTATGATGCTGCGCTACCATGAGAATCATCGCATCAGCGTATGGGATATCTATAACGGAGCGACCGAACTCTATAAAGCGACCACGATGGATATGCCCTCTATAATGCCCCAGAATCTGGCTATGGCAGAGTTCTTAAATGAACAGTTCAACCTCTAAAAAACTTCAACCTCTTATTCCTCGGCTCAATAGTGGCCTAACAGCTATTCTATTGAGCCGAGGAATAAATAATCCGCTAAATATAGCAATGGAACAGAAGGTAATCAAAGTGCAATTCTTTAAACCGATAGATGGACAAGTCGAATACTTCTTCGGCTCTATTTCTGCTATCTTCGAAAGATTTTCAGCAGAACAGATTGGCTGCACAAAGGAATCTCTATGGAACGCCAAGATAACCCCCGACAAACCTAAAGCTACGACCAGATGCCTAATCTCCAAACATCCCATCACCCGTAAGCCGCAATCGAGGAAATAAATCTAAAGGTATAAGCAAAACAAACAAATGCTTTAATTGCTAAGCATAATAAGCAAATGCTAAATTTGCTTAGCAAAAAAATATTTGGCAGAATCATATAAATCTCGAGTAAGGGCTACTGCTCCTTATTCGAGATTTTCTTTTATCTTGAACGCCACACTGTTAAGGGTTTTATTATAGCTGATGATTTTTGTATGGCACATGTCGGCTAACATGCTCCTTACATCATTCATAATTCGACTCTTCAGCTCCATCATTTCTACATAATCCGGATATTGACCTCGCTCTTTGCGAGCGCTCATCATCTCATGCAGCACTTTGAGGATGTACTCTTGTAAATTATTCATTCAGATAAAACTTGATATGCACCGTATCGCCCACAGACCCCTTATATCCCTCATATCATAAATTGTGATTTGAGTTATTTTTCGGATTTATCTCAGAATCCTACTGCCAACATAGCACTTCCGCTCCCTCGTTCCTTTCGGCTATTTTGCGCTTGGGTTCTAACTTAAGTTGGCCCATATAGGGCATGAGGTCAGATGTTGCCGGGGTAAGCATTGCATCCACTTGCTACCTTTCGTTAGTCCATCTATGTTGACTTGCTTCTTTTCATCGCTGAGGCAATGCTGACTGAGTATGCAATCTAAAACTCCATGAGCCGTTTAGCCAGTTCCAAGCTCGTTATGTTGCATCCTTATTATATTCAACTCGCAAGGTGGAATCATTAGTGTCCACTAAAAAATCATAAGAGTGCTTTGAAATTATTGATATTCAATTTGTTGTAATAGAT